TGACCGACACAAACGGCTGGTACTTGACTACTGATGTGCCTAACGGTCTGAAGCATTTCATCCGCTCTCCTTTGGAGAACAAGATGGACGGTGACTTCGACACAGGTAACGTTCGTTACAAAGCCCGTGAGCGTTATAGCTTCGGCTGGTCTGATCCATTGGGTACCTTTGGTTCACCCGGTTCAGCCTAATATTTCTTAGGAAATATTTGAAGGGGGGCCTTGTGCCCCCTTTTCTTTTGGTGTATATTGACTTTAATCCGGGCTTTCCGGTGCATCAAACAGTCCCGGCTGACGACATACAGATTGATGCGCCTAACTTGTATGTAAGGAAATATCATGGGATTCGCAACTCACCTTGGCCCTTGGCTGCTCGGCACTGTTAAAAACACTACTGGCACCACTGCTGGCACGATCCGCAACATGGGCGCAACTGTTGTTACACAGACTGGCCTGACCACTGTAAGCGACACAACTGCTACTACAGAATTTGTTTTGCCTGCTGGCGCACAAATCATAGAATTCTTTGTAGACATCACCACCGCTTACGCTGGTACTACTGGTAACACCATCACCATCCAAACCGCCGCTGGTAACTCTTTGGCTACTGTTGGTGGTGCTACAACTACACCTTTGGCTGTTGGCCGCGCAACTGTGACTGTTACAGGCGCACAGATCGGCACATATCTGAACGTTGGCTCAACTGACTTAGTTGTTCAAGCAATCTACGCTTGCGCTGGTACAGCCAGCGGCGGTGCTGCTACGATTACATGCGTGTACGTTGTCAGAAACTCTGATGGCGCTGCTAACCCCAGCCAAGTCTAATTAGTCTAGGGGGCTTCGGCCCCTATTTTTAAGGAGATTAATTATGATGCAGACAGACGTTAAAGCCTCTCATTTAGAGGCAACTGGCACGGCGGTCTCTGGTCGTACTAGGATTAAAGGCTATCAGTTTTTGACCGGTGGTACTGCTGGCGATATTGAATTTCGTGACGGTGGTTCTAGTGGCCCCATCCGTATAGAATTTAATATTGCTACTACACCAACAAATCCGTTGTCGTTTACGATACCCGGCGAGGGCGTTTTGTTTTATACAGATGTCCACATAACTTTGCCTACAAACGCAAAAATCACGGTGTTTTATGGCTAAGAGTCCAGCATGGCAGAGGAAAGAAGGCAAGAACCCCAAGGGCGGCTTGAACGCCAAGGGGCGAGCCTCCGCCAAAAAGCAAGGTATGAATTTGAAACCTCCCCAGCCGGAAGGCGGCTCCCGCAAAGACTCTTTTTGTGCGAGGATGGAAGGTATGAAAAAGAAATTGACGTCCCCAAAGACCGCCAAAGACCCAGACTCACGCATAAACAAATCACTTAGAGCATGGAAATGTTAGACGTAAATACGATTTGGACAGCAATTTTGACCCTGTTTACAGGGCTTTTGACGTTTGTCATTAGAGAAAAGTTTGCCGAAATCAAGCGTCTTGACATCCTGCTTAACAAAACCCGAGAGGAGTTAGCCCGTGATTACACAACTCAAGCAGAAGTGCAAAGAATTACTGACCACATTGACCAACGTTTTAACAGGTTGGAAGCAAAAATTGACCAACTTATTCAAGCGGGGAAATGATGCCAGCGACAAGTAGCAAACAAAAGAAATTTATGGACGCAGCGGCGCATAACCCTGCGTTTGCAAAGCAAGCTGGCGTTCCCGTTTCAGTTGCAAAAGAGTTTAGTGGAGCAAGCAAAGGTATGAAGTTTGGTAAGGGCTCAGACACATCCCGCCCCGATCTTCAAAAAGTTAACAAACCCAAGACACTTCATGGGAAGATGTCAGTTATGAAAGAAGGTGGTGATACTATGGCTACAAAGAAAATGAACATGGGCGGGTATGCGGGCGGCGGCATGCCAATGAAAGACGGTAAACCTGCTTTTATTGGTGACGGTAAAGGCGCAATGAAAAAAGGCGGCATGGCTAAAGCAGACATGAAGCAAGACAAGTCTATGATGCAGAAGGCTGTGAACAAACACGAAGGCCGTTTGCACAAAGGTCAGCCTATGACTAAGTTAGCCGGTGGCGGTTCGTTCCGTGCCTCTGCTAATGGCGTTGCCTCTAAGGGTAAAACCAAAGGCAAGATGGTTAAGATGAATATGGGCGGCAAACCCTGTTAAGGAAACATCATGGCTGATATTGAGTACAAAACCCCCGAGGATGTACGCGACGAAAAAATGCGTGCTAAAGCCGAAAAAGCTTACACCAAGTCATTGCGTAACACTGAAGAAGCCCCTCTAAGTGCTAAACCCAAAGGCGTCTCAAAAAAGTTTATGCGTGAAGTACAAATGAACTCTCGACAGACAGAAATGCCTAGAGTGGACGAAATGGGTAACGCCTATAAAAATGGTGGCTCAGTTGGTTCAGCTTCTAAACGTGCTGACGGTTGCTGCACTAAAGGCAAAACTCGTGGAAAGATGGTGTAACTATGGCTACAAGATGGGACAACCTACCCGGGCTTAAAGACGACGTCGTGGAGCGAGCTAAAGAAGACTTTGCAAAAGGTCAAAAAGGCCGTAACGTAGACTCTTCTAAACTTACTGGCGGTGCTAAAGATGCCGTTCGTGAAGCTGGCAAACGTGCCGATAACCGTAACGTTGGCCGTGCTGGTGCGGGCCAAGTTATGTTTGAAATTGGCTATGGGGTTGGTCGTAAAATTGACGAAAAGACCGGTCTTGGTAAAAAGATGGTTGATAAGTCTGGCCTTGGTAGCGCCGCTGAAAAAGCAGCAAACCGCCGTGATAAGGTTGAGTTGTCCAAAGATGCTAAGGCTCGTTTAGATGAAGAAGAAGTCGATAACTATCGACGTGAAACTGATGCTAACGAGAAAGCCCGTAGAGAGTATTCTGGTCGCTATGAAGACGGTACTCGTTTGCCCAGCGAAGAGAACTACAAAGGTGATGGCATGAAGCGCGGTGGTAAGGTCAAGAAGATGGCTTCTGGCGGTATGACTTCTGGAGCGTCCTCCGCTTCTAAACGTGCTGATGGTATTGCCACTAAAGGCAAGACACGCGGAAAGATGTGCTAAATCATGATAGCCAGCCGTGGAATGGGCGATATTAACCCAAGCAAAATGCCCAAGGGTAAGCGCAAGGCTCGCCGGGATGACACTGACTTTACACAGTACGCTGAAGGCGGCAAAGTAAATGCGGCTGGTAACTACACTAAACCCGGTCTGCGTAAGCGGATTGTGTCTCAGGTAAAAGCCGCAGCTACACAGGGTACGGGCGCAGGACAATGGTCAGCCCGCAAAGCCCAGCTTGTTGCTAAAAAATATAAAGCTTCTGGTGGGGGGTATAGAGATTGAAAGCTCCGCAAAAGTCTCTTAAAGACTGGGGCGACCAGAAATGGCGCACTAAGTCTGGCAAACCGTCAAGTAAGACGGGAGAGAGATACTTGCCTGAAGCAGCTATTAAGTCTTTGTCACCATCAGAATATGCCGCTACAACCAAAGCCAAGCGAGCCGGAAAAGCCGCTGGAAAACAGTTTGTAGCGCAACCAAAAACCATTGCAAAGAAAACGGCGGGATTTAGATGACTACCTCTGGAGTTGCAGCGTTTAATCTTGACCTCAATGAGATTGTTGAGGAAGCGTTTGAGCGTGCTGGCTCTGAACTTCGCACGGGTTACGACTTACGTACGGCTCGTCGGTCGTTGAATTTGCTGTTTGCAGACTGGGCAAACCGTGGCGTAAACATGTGGACATTTGAGCAAGGGACGCTTACCTTTACTCAAGGTTTGGCTACTTACGCACTACCAAACGACACTGTGGATTTGCTAGAACACGTTATTCGTACGGGCGAGGGCAATGTTTCCACGCAGTCTGACCTGACAATTACCCGTATTAGTGTTTCTACTTACGCAACAATACCTAATAAATTACAGCAAGCCCGCCCAATTCAGGTGTGGTTTCAGCGTTTAGATGGTCAAACATCGTCCGTAGGGACTACATTAAATGGTGGAATAACTGCCACAGCCACCACAATTACGTTGACTTCTACTGCTGGACTGCCCACTAATGGCTTTGTTTTGATTGAGTCTGAAACTGTGCAATACGGCTACATTAGCGGCAACCAGTTGATGAACTGCTTCCGTGGACAAAACGGCACAACCGCAGTGGCGCACTCAACTGCCGCCGCTGTTTACTCACAAAACTTGCCATCCGTAACTGTTTGGCCGACTCCCGATGGATCACAAACCTACCAATTTGTTTACTGGCGTATGCGCCGTATTGATGACGCAGGTGGCGGCGCTAGGACTATGGATGTACCTTTCCGTTTCCTGCCCTGCTTGGTTGCTGGACTCGCCTACTATCTTGCACTTAAGGTAGAGAACGGCGCTCAGAGATTGGACGTCCTCAAAGCTCAATACGATGAAGCTTGGCAGTTAGCGGCTGGCGAAGATCAAGAACATGCTTCTTTGCGGTTTGTACCGAGGCAAATGTATATTGGTGGTGGTTCTTAAATGGGCAGTAGATTTGCATCTGGTAAGAACAGTATCGCCATGTGCGATAGGTGCGGCTTTCAGTTCAAACTTACAAAACTTCGTAAAGAAATAAAGAAGACCAAGATTTATAACCTGCTTGTTTGTCCTGAGTGCTGGGATCCAGATCAACCGCAGTTGCAGTTGGGTATGTATCCAGTGGATGACCCGCAAGCTGTACGCAACCCACGTAGAGATTCAACCTACTATACGGCTGGTACAAATGGATTGCAGACAGTGGACTCAACTAGCAATGCCCCCGATGCTGCTGGTTACGTCACAGGTGGTTCTAGAGATATTCAATGGGGCTGGGCCCCAGTGGGTGGGTCTAGCGCTTTTGATGCGCCTTTAACACCAAATAACTTGGTGGCAACGGCATATGTTGGTACAGTTACGGTAACAGTTACTTAGGAGATTAAAATGGGATTTAAAAAAGCAGCAGATGGTATTACCAAAAAAGGTAAAACTAAAGGTACAAACCTTGGCGATAGCGGCCCAACCGTTGGCGTTGAAAGCGGTGCTAAAGGCGGCAAAGGCAAAGGCGGCAAAACCAATGCAGATATGATGTCTATGGGCCGTAATTTGGCCAAAGTCGCTAATCAGAAACGAGGTTAATCATGGCTAAATTTAGCAAAAAAGTGATGGGCAAAGAAGTTGGCGATGCCGCTACTTATGCCAAGCCACACACAATGACTGGCAAAGAAGTAAAAATGTCGACTAACCCCGGCAAACCTTCAGACATTAGTAGCCTTAGCACCATGAAAATGAGTGTTGGTAACTACAACAATGGCCAAAGCGAAACTAAAACTTCCGGCATCAAAATGCGCGGTACAGGTGCGGCTACTAAAGGTCTAATGTCTCGAGGCCCAATGGCATGAATTACGCCGCACTCAGCGCTAATATTCAGGCGTATACGGAAAATACTGAAGCGAATTTTATCGCTGAAATACCCGTGTTCGTTCAACAGGCTGAGCAGCGTATTTACAACACGGTGCAGTTTCCGTCTATTCGTAAGAATGTGACGGGGGTGATGTCCACCAACAACAAGTACCTTGCTTGCCCTACTGATTTCTTAGCAGTGTATTCAATGGCAGTTATTAATGCTGCTGGTGAGTACGAGTATTTGCTAAATAAAGACGTTAACTTTATTCGCCAAGCATATCCACTACCAACAGATACATCGACACCTAGGTACTACGCTCTGTTTGGCCCACAATCAACTAACGCCGCTGAGCTGTCGTTTATACTTGGCCCCACACCCGACGCTAACTATAACGTTGAGCTGCACTACTATTTCTACCCAGAATCTATTGTGACTGCGGGTACGACATGGCTTGGAGATAACTTTGACTCTGTGCTTTTGTATGGCTCGTTGGTTGAGGCTTACACCTACATGAAGGGTGAGGCCGACATGATGGGCTTGTATAACGGCAAATATCAAGAAGCTCTTGCACTAGCAAAACGTTTGGGCGATGGTATGGAGCGTCAAGACGCTTATCGTTCTGGTCAGTTCCGTCAGAAAGTAACGTGATATGGCGATTGTCCAAACCCAAACCACAAGTTTTAAAGCTGAGCTTTATCAAGGTATTCACGACCTGACAACTGACGTTATTAAGATTGCTTTGTATACGGCTAATGCAAACCTGAATGAAGACACAACTGCGTATTCAGTTGATCTAGTTGGGCAAGTTGTTGCTACGGGCTACACAGCAGGGGGTTCTATTTTGACGCCTATCACAGTCAGTACATCTGGCTATACGGCGTATGTAGGCTTTCCTAACGTTGCTTGGACAGCGGCGCTTACAGCGCGATGTGCTTTGATATATAACTCTACCCAAGGTAATAAGTCTGTAGCCGTTCTTGATTTTGGTTCTGACAAGACTTCTACAACTATGTTCACAATTGCAATGCCGACCAACGGCCCCACCACTTCGTTAATTCGTTCTTCCAATTAAGGAGCCTTACATGAGCTTAGACAAAATGACCGCTACCGACCAAGTAGCCGCAGTTACCAAATACAACACAGCGCCTTCTGATGAGGTGGCAATTGAAGGTTTCTACCATGCTATTTGCTACAGCGCAGATGGTTTTATCAAGTGGGACGAGCCTATTCAAAACTTGGTAGTTACTGTTGGTAAGAACTTGACCTTGGATACCATCCTTGGTAACTCAGCCGCTGGCGCAGTTGTGATGGGTTTAAAAGGTACGGGTACAGCCATAGCCGCAGATACGCAAGCTTCTCATGCAAGCTGGTTGGAAGTTGGAGGCACTAACGCTCCTGCTTATTCTGGAAACCGTCCTACACCATCATTTGCTGCGGCTTCTGCGTCTAGCAAGGCTACGTCTTCCGCCGTGTCATTCTCTATGACCAGCACAGGTACTGTGGCGGGTTGCTTTATTAACATTGGCGGTAGCGCAACTAAAGACTCAACCACTGGCACATTGTTCTCTGCGGGTGATTTCTCTAGTTCTAAGGCTGTTGTTAACGGTGACACGATTGCGGTAACGTACACATTAACATTGACTTGATATGGCGTTAGCTTGGGGTGATGGCGCATGGGGTGATAACGCATGGGGCGGGGGAGAGACTTTCCCTGTCAGCGTTACAGAAACCGCCCTACTTGCTGATGCACCTGCGGCTGGGCTGTTAATTGATGTAAGTATTACAGAGTCGTTGACTGGCGGTACGGCTTGGGGTCAAGATGCTTGGGGTTCTGGGTCGTGGAGTGGGACAGAAGGTATTCGGGATATTCAGACTGTAGCGCTGACTATGAATGTGGCAGTAGATGAATCTGCCGCTATTGCTGAAGCCCAGTCTGTTGTAGCTGGGTTTGCGGGTTCTGTCACTGAGACAATGGCTATTGCTGATACAAATGAGGCAATTACAAGCTACAACGAAAGTGTGGCAGAGTCTCAGGCCATAACGGATACGGACGAAGCGCAGACAAGTTATACAGAGAGCGTGTCGGATTCGTTAGGGATTGTGAGTGTAGAAGAGGCAGTTGCTACATTCTTGGGTGATATATCGGAGTCAATTGCAATAGCAGAAGCACAGGTGGCTGTGCTGATTATGGCCATCGTAGAGTCGA